CCGGTTCGCGTCCGAGATTCTCTCGGATCCATTCCGTTCTGAATTTGGTCATCGTAGGTGCCAGAGGGCGTGCGGGTGGTTGGAGAGTCCGAGGTGCTCCTCAAAGACCAGCCGGTAGCTCTCCTCTATTGCCGGACGGAAGCTCTCCCTTGGGTCTTGCCAGGTCATGTAGGCGTCCCCTCCGCGCTTGGTCCCGTGAACCACCGTGAAGAGCCAGCGAACCTTCATCTCCTTCAGGAGCTTGACCCAGCGGCGCGTCTGTTCCACGGAGCACTCACTCCAACTGTGAACGTTGATCGCCATGTCGAACCGTAGGTCATCTGCTCCGGCCAGGAACTCATCAAGCGCCAGCACCTTTACGTCCGGAGCGAACCGGTGGCAGTAGTGGCGGCAGATCTCCGTGGAGATGGGCACTGCGTCCACGCAGGTGCAAGAGAGGAGCAGGGAGTTGAGGGCGACTGCCAGCCTTCCGTACCCGGCTCCTATGTCCAGGATCTCGTAGTCCTCCATCCATCCCCTCTGGAGCAGGTTCCTCCGTAGGAAGTCCGTCTCGATGCAGGAGTCCAGCCACATCCTTGTGACGTCTCCGAACTCCGGCGTGTCTACCGTCCTTGCCCCGAACTCCTTGTCCCGGTTCCGTCCGGCCAGGTCGGTCCAGTTCTGCATGAGTTGGACCTCTTTCGCCACCCTCCTGAAGTCCTCCTCCGGTATGGAGTCCTGGTCCACGTAGATCTTGTCTGCGCAGAAGTTGGGCAGTGAGGCCATAACTCTGTCCTGCCAGTCCTTCCAGAAGGCGAGTTCGGAAAGCTCCTCGAATGTTGGAGTGGTCATGAAGATTGAATCCCTGCCGAGGCCACGGCCCCAGTATTCTCCCTCATGAACCTCACGTTCTTGATCCGGAGCCTCCGGGCGTGCTTGCCGTGGATCTTCTTCTGGACGTTCACTCTCTGGCCGGATGGTAGGAGCAGGTGGCAGGTTCCGTCCGTGTAGCGCAGTACTGGGAGCCTGCGGAAATCTGGTCCGGCCAACCTCCTGGCCTCAGCTACGTCATGGATCTTGACTTGAACTCTCATGTTTCAATGGTTCCATCGCTCTTCCACTTCTCGTTTCTCCATTCGTATTGCTCCGTGGATACTATCAGAGGCGAACTCTGGCATCTTGGCTGCGTCAATCACCAGCTGGGCCTTTGAGTATGCTGACTCCACTACGAAGGCGACCTGCTGGGATACGCTCCTCTTGTTCACCTTGGCATCTTTCCGGACCAGGGCTGCCGTCTTTGGGTCCAGCCTTACGTGGAGGTCTTCCATGTCCTAACTGGGAGCAGATGGGATTACCTCTGTCAACACCGGATTGGTCCCGGCCCACCTAAGCTGACGAGACTGGAGTGTCCTACTCTCCCGCGTCCGCTTTCTTGCCCGGACCGGCTCCTGCCGCGCTCTGGCCGGCGATTTCCATGCGGTCCCTCTCCAATTGCTCGTCCATCTGTGAGGATGGCATCACGTCCCGCTTGCCCTTCATGACCTCGGTGTCCTCGATCAGAACGTCCTGTTTGCGGGCCTGCTCTGAGGCCTCCTTGCCAGTGAGTAGCCCTGACTGGAACCAGGCCAAGGTGCGCTGGCTCCGGCCGGTGAGGACCTGCTCCTGCTCCGGTCCGCTCATCTCGCGCAGAGGCCTCCACTTGACCTCCAGATCCTCCGGGATCATACCGAAGAGCTGCTTGGAGCGAAGCTCTGCGACGCCGAGGATCACCGGCTCGATCTCGTCCCTGAAGGTCCAGACCTGCGCGTTGTAATTCTCCAGTGCGTCCTGGCCTCCACCAAACCCGGTCGCGGAGTCACCGAAGAGCTTGTTCAGGGGGAAGCGGATTGCGGCCGCGAGGTCCATCCTGCCCTGTGCACGGATCTCCGCGAGGCCGCTGAAGGCGAGTTGCTTCTGCTGGTAGTCGTCCTTCGCGTCCAAGACGATCGCGTTCTGGTAGTTCTTCGTCTGGTTGACGGCCTCCATCGTCCTCCGGATCTTCTCGTTCGCGTTCCGGGCAACCACGGTTGACGCGAAGTTGGCCAGCTTGTACACGTCCACCTTGCCCTGGTCCATCAGCTCGAAGATCAGGTTCTCGAACTTCAGATAGGCGTTGATCGGCCTGATGCAGTGCTCCACTTCCGACATCCCCCAGCCCTGCAGCCGGAGCCGGATGAAGCTCGGGGCCTCGTTCCAGAGGAACTTCAGGACGCGTGTCCCGTTGAGCGGGTACCCGTAGTAGTTGAACGGGCAGGGCGTCCTGTCCGCGAATATGTTCGTAGAGCCCAGGGTAAGCTCCCAGCGGTCCGCGGGTATGAACTCCAAGGGAGTGCCTTCGTCGATGGCCTCGACGTCCAGCTCCTGCCGGAAGTCTTGATCGACGTTTATGACGGCGCCGCTACCGCCGAAGAGCCTACCCCAGTAGCCGACGTGTTTTATGGCAGACATGTCGGACCGCTGAAGATCGTTGCCGGCGTTGTACTGAACCTTCTGCCCTATGCTCCCCCGGGAGGCCTTGACCTCTCTCCGCGGCCTTTGGCGCTTCATCGTCCGCATCAGGAGCTTCAGGTCGTCTGAGTCCAGCTCCTTGCCGCACGTCAACTCGAATCCTCCGTGAAACGCGTCGTCCACCGGCTCCTTGACCACGGTCCTGACGAACCCCTGGGTCATGTAGGAGTACGAGAGCAGGATCCGGTTCAGGCTGACCGGGACGTAGTTGTTCGCGTTCGCCAGAGTGATCGGCCCGGAGACGTTGCTGGACCCGTACGGAACGGATGGGAACTGGTCGAAGAGCGCGGCCGTGTTGAAGTATGACCCGGCCGAGTTCTGCCTATCCTTGCTGTCCTTCTCCGCGTCTCCGAGTTCCCTCCGGAGGTCAGCGAGGAGCATCCGGCCCAACCTCAGGACCTTCTCCGGCTCGTTCTCGGCCGGACGTCCGAATCGGTTCAGGATCTCCACTTCTCCGTCGCGGGTGTTGGACCTCAAGTTTTTTCCGGTTGGGATGCGCCTGTCCGATGCCTATTGGCTTTTGGAGTGGCGATCCGTTTCATCAGGGCTGAGGATTTAGACCGGCAGGAGGCTCTGTCAAGATTTCGCTCAGTTGCCACCGTACATGGAGAGGATTCCGCCCGTCCCCCCAAGAAGCTCCTGAATCCCGTCCACCATGCAGTCCACCTGGTCGTCGTTTGCGTGGGTCATGGCTTGCGTGAACGCCGCGCACTCCTCCAGGAAGCACTCCAGCCAAGCCTCGTGGTTGGTCGGTGTGCCTGGGAGGAAGACCAGCCCGTTGGATAGGTAGGGCAGAACGTCCTGGACTCGCGCAGCCTTGTCCTTGACTCGCGTCAGGCCTTCCGTGGGGACCCCGAGTTGGGCAAGCTGCTGCATCAGGCCCGGTCCGGCCGTGGCCTCCTCGATCAGGAACTTCTCCACCGGCCAGTTCGTGTCCGCGTTGTGCTTGGCCCAGAAGGTTGCTGCCTCCTTCAGGAGCATCGGGGACTCCCAGTGCCCCCGGATCTCGTCTATGAGGTAGGCGTTGTTGGTGTCCTCAAGCTGCCCCCAGCACTGGAGCACGCACCAGTCATTCTCCTGCTTCTTCGTGAACGCCGTGTCGCACGTGATCACCTTTCGGTAGAAGCGGCAGGAGGCAGAGAGGTCGTACCAGCGGAACTCGTCCGTCACGATGATGTTCCCACCAAGGCTGACCGGCTCCTGCTGGTACTGGCTCGCAAGGACGAACCTGCCTATCCGGTCCCGCTTCATGGACTGGAGGGTCACCGTCCGGATGGTCTCTGGGGCGATTGAGATGGCGTCGTCCGCGGTGGAGGCCTCCCCGGTCTTCGGATCCACGAGGGTCGGGAACTTGAGCCTGAACGTCTGGTCCGGGTACTTGTCCAGGAAGTAGGCCGGAAGGTCTCCGGGGCCTAACCTCTGTCCGGAGACGACGAACGGACACCAGCGGTCCGAGTTCCTCCGGCTCTTCGCCGTGGTCTCTGCCCACTGCCTCGTCGCCGCGGCCTCCGTCTGGGACAGGGCCTCGTCCGGCTTGTTCGCATCATCAACGATGAAGGCCCCTCCTGCCGGCCGCTTCAGTCCGGCCCCCTTCCCTGTCAGCGCTCCGCCGCGGCCCTCTCCATAGACGTTACCGCCCTGGATCGTGGATAGGTGATCCGCCCTCGCACCGTGAAGCTGGTCACCGAAGAGTTCCACGTACCAAGGAGACTGCAGCACCTTCTTGATGAACGCCAGGCTCCTCTCCGCCATCCCTCCGGAGTAGCACGTGTAGATCCACTGACTGT